GGGTTGACAATGGGGCGTATAACTGGACGGCGAGGAACTTTTATAGTAGCAACGACTGGGAATTTAGAGGAGGTGTGACTGCAACCTCATTTAGTGGTAATTTGAGTGGTAATATAACGGGTTCAGCCGCCAACATAAGCTCTTCAAATGCTACTATGCCCGCATACATTAAACATGCGAGTGATACCAATACATACTTTGGGTTTCCCGCTAATGATACAATTAACTTCGCGACGAGTAACGCGGAACGAATGCGGATTGATTCCAATGGCAACATCGGGGTTGGGACGACGAGTCCAGCCGCTCAATTACAATTATACGGAGCTGGACAAACATCCGAGACTACATTTGATCAAGATGGTTCAACGGGTGGTCTTATTGCATTAAAAAGCAGTGATGACAGCACAGGTAGTGGTGGTGGGATTATGTTTGGTGCAAACCAGGGATATTTTGCGGCAATTAAAGGAACTTTGGAAGATGGAAGTGATAATACCCGTGGTCGTTTAACTTTTTTTACACGAACACTCACCGGTGATGCTACTATGTCACACGCTATGACAATAGCAGACGGTGGCAATGTCGGGATTGGGACGACGAATCCAGGGTGTCCATTAGCTGTGTATCGTGTAAGTAATGGTGATGTTACAGGGTCAACACAACGAACATATTTTTATTGGAACCTTGGAGCTGGACCTCTTGTCAGCGATACTGCATCGGGCTCGGGAGACATTTGTATTTACTCGCAGGGGTGGGTACATAGCACCGATGGGTTTATGGCTACAAATGGAACACTCACCGCATCAGACATCCGCATCAAGAAGAACATCGTGGACGCCGATGATGCCGAATGTTTGGAAACTTTGCGTCTCCTCAAACCCAAAAAGTATCAATATAAAGACGAAATCGACAGAGGACAAGAACCTGTGTGGGGCTTCATCGCCCAAGAGGTCAGGGAGACACTCCCATATGCCACTAAGTTGATAAAGGATGTCTTACCAAACATTTATGAATTGGCAAATGTTTCACAATCAAACGTCATCACATTCGTGAACTTCAACACCTCCAATTTGGAGAGTAATGCGACCACGCTCATTAGAACCAAGGGCATTGACGGTGAAGACCACGACGTCCACTTGGCGGAAGTGATAGACGAACACACCATTCGTGTGGAAGAGGATTTGAGTGCGTGGATTGGCTCTTTGGATGAATCGGGAAATGTGGTGTCTGGAAACCAATTGTTCGTGTACGGTCAAGAGGTTGCTGACTTCGTGTTCCTCAAGAAGGAATCGATCTGGACTGTGGCTACTTCCGCTCTTCAAGAAATAGACAGACAACAGCAAGCAGATAAATTAAGAATAGCAGAACTCGAAAGACAACTCGCGTCAGTTCTCGAAAGACTAGACGCTTAATCATTTGTTGCCCCAACCAATTGAGTCCATAAAGGAACTTAAACTAGAAATAGATGAATTAAAGAAGTTGAAATGAATATCATAGATGTGTTAGGACTCGCGAGTTCTATCATAATAACACTCATGTTTATACCAGAGGTCATGCATGTGTATAAAAATAGTGATGCAAAAGCGATAAATTATTCGTTTTTACATTTAAATCTCCTCGCAAGTATACTCGCACTTGTCTATTCCATATATAATAACATCGTTCCCATGATAATCACAAATATATCAGCGGGTACATTTTCATTAGTCATGTATCACTTTAAATACGTAAACGAGCTTAAAGAAAAAGTGTGTAATAACCATATAGCTCCTATAGTGTAGTGGTAATCACCTTGGACTTTGAATCCAATAACCCTGGTTCGAGTCCAGGTGGGAGCTTTATCCGACCTTAGCTCAGTTGGAAGAGCAATGGATTGTAGTAGTATGATATAACCCTCCATGGGTCAGGTGTTCGAATCACCTAGGTCGGATCATTCCGTCTTAACTCAATCGGAAGAGTGTGAGGCTGTTAACCTCAAAGTACGGGGATCGAAACCCCGAGACGGAGACCAAGCACCAATAGCTCAGGGGTAGAGCGCGCGTTTAGTAAGCGCGAGGTCAGGAGTTCAAATCTCCTTTGGTGCAAACGGGGTGACGCAGTGGTTTAGCGTGTCGGGCCCATAACCCGAAAGTCGGATGTTCGACTCATCCTCCCGTTATCTTTACATGACAAGGAACACTCATGTAAAGATGATTCTAGTTAAAAAAATAACCTCACTATATATAAAATGTCTGGTGGTATTGCCCAACTCGTCGCTGTCGGTGCCCAAGATGCGCACCTCGTCGGCCAACCCGAAGTCAGTTTCTTCCGCTCGAGCTATCGTCGTCACACGAACTTCGCCCAAACTGTGGAGCGCCAAGTGCTCCAGGGCATCCCAACCAATGGTGGTATCTCCACAGTTCGATTCGAACGCAAAGGTGATCTTCTTGGATATGCCTACATTACGCAACGTACCCCAGCTGCGCTCACCAAGGCGCAATGGGCGAGCCGAATCAAGAAGGTCGAACTTCTGATCGGTGGACAAGTCATCGATGATCAAACGTCGCATTTCTCCCAGTACATCGCACCAACTATCATGGCTCAAAACACAAGCAAGGGTCCAGACCGCTCTTCTACGAGTACCACTCGATTCTATCCACTTCGCTTCTCTTTCTGTGAGAACTGGCAATCTGCACTCCCATTGATCGCACTCCAGTACCACGACGTGGAATTGCGTATCACGTGGAACACGCCAGCGGCGAATGATTATGAAGTGCACGCGCAGTACATCTACTTGGATACCGATGAACGCACCACTTTGGCGTCCATGCCACAAAACATGGTCGTCACCCAAACCCAAAAGTCCATCGCATCCGGTAGTGCTATGCAAGAACTTAACTTCAATCACCCAATCAAGCTCTTGGCGTCATCCAATGTGTTTGATGCCACGGCTTTGGGTATTGCCACGGGTAGCATTAAGCTCCAAATTAACGGTACGGATGTCACGGATTCCAAGCCAACTGTGCCACACTACACGGAAACGTCTCTGTACTATCACACCACGGCTTCGTCCATCGAAGGTGATGCGGGTAACTACTTCTTGTACCCATTCTGCCTCGAAACCTCCAAGTTGCAACCCACGGGTTCGCTCAACTTCAGTCGATTGGATTCCGCGCGTCTCGTGTCTACCGGTGGTTCTTTCACCGCGGGACAAGACGTGTATGCCGTGAACTATAACATCCTCCGCATCGAGAATGGTATGGGTGGTTTGATGTACTCGAACTAAATTTATTTACACACTAATAACAAATGCTTTGGAAGTACATATTTCTCTTGGCATTTGTCTTCATACTCACGTACAATCCAAAATCCAGGACACTAGAAAAATTCATAGCTCCTATAAATCACGAGGAAGCTACTTAAAAAGATTCAACGTTTCTATTACATAAATATGTTGTCATTCGATCGAGAAACACTCACGATCGTGGCTGTCATCGTTTGCATCGCAGCGACAGCCTACATGTTCAATGAATTCTCGAAAGCGAAATCCGATATTGAAGGCATCAAAGGTTTCTGTAATAAACTCGTTCAAGCGCAACAATCTCCACCACCACGTCCACAGGCTCTTCAACAGGAAGACGAATATGATGACGACGACGAAGAACCCGTTCCCGTAAAGAAAGTTGCCGATTCAGCGGATAATTAACATCTCGGTCGATTATAACTTGCGACATCGCAATGAAAAAATATAAAGCAATCGCGATACCGGTAACATTTACGGGCGACAAGCCAAGGTTCCTCACAGTCAGAGATAAGCGCTTTAAAGATTGGATATTCGTGACCGGGGGGTGTCGCCGAAGAGAGATTTTTAATCCTATTCGGTGTGCCCTCCGAGAACTTGAAGAAGAGACTCGTGGTGTGGTCTCCTTAAAACGGGGCGAATACACAGACTTTAAATTTACAGTAAAAGAGAGTCCCACTGTTGATCTCGAATATAATGTATTTGTGTTTTACGTAAATTACACGAAACCCGAACAACTGGAACTAGTAAAGAAATTTAACGATGAAAAACAAAAAACAATAGCAAAAAAAATACAAAAACAACCAATCAAGCGCACACACGATGAAAATGATTTTATGTCGTTCGATACCCTTCAAGAATTCAGAGTAAAGAAACAGTGGGAACGAATCATGAAGAATATCCTAGAAAATCCAGAATTTTATGCGTGTGTTACATCGTTGGATAGAAAATCCTTTGCTATTAAATAATGAAGTCTAAGAACTACATTCTAATGCAAATACACGAATTGCTCGTAGATAGACACTCGTACACACCCAGTAAAGCGAATGCTTTTATTGATAATCACAAGGAAGACAAAGTGTACGAACTTCTCGTATTAAAAAAGAAACTTTCCGAAGACGAACCGGAATATCCAGATATTTCTTATAGACGAACTATGTGGCGCAACTTCGAAGAAGTCGAAGAAGATTAAAAGAATAAAACTACGTATTGGTAAGTATGTTCAGGGAGTGGTGTAAAAACCATGGCTTCTTTGAAAAGAACCCCAATCCATCACACGTGCTTATGGACGGTGGAGTCCTCTCAGTGCCGTTTGATAGATTGACCGATTTTTATGAAAAATATGTGGAATGTGTGAAAGCGGATGAGAAAGTATATGTCGTCGAACAAAAGACCATCGACGCATATAACTTTTTCGTAGATCTCGATTACAAGGATGATGATCCTTTGACTATAGAAGAAATTAAGCGTGTATGTAAAGTCATTTGTGACAAGGTATCTAAATATGGCGGAAAGAATGCGCTCGTCTCTGTCGCGAAACCCAAACCAGTGGGTGATTTCGTTAAAACGGGGGTACACATCAATTGGCCAGATTTCCCGGTCAATAGAGATTCAGCTATCGCTCTCAGAGAACACATCATAGGTACAC